TCCGCAACCAAGCGTATACACACCCCTTTCAAAAATGTTGTTAACAGGATAACTGCCAATCTCAAAAGATTCCTCCGTCACCTCTTTAATCTCTTTAAAGTAACACAGTGGAGTCTTTATGTTTTTACCTGCTGTTTTTGAAGAGATTTTCATATGTGCCTCATGATGTATTCAGTCCAGTGTTTAGTGTCTGAGAACACACAAGCATCAAGGCCGTGTTTAACTGCCCAATCCAAGTAAGTTGTACTGCTTTTTTTAGACAGCCCTTGGTTGCGTTGTAATACGTACAGAATAGTAATTTCTGGGTGCTGTTCTTTAATAAGCACTGCTTTCTTTCTGTCAGTTCCTGTCCATAGACCCTTGGTTTCTATGTACACGTTATTAATAACAGTGAAGTCTGGTGTGTAGGTGTGGTTGCTTGCGGGTATTACGTACTTGATCTTGTCTTGTTCGTACCCTAGTTTCCACCCCTTTGCTTCGCAAGCAGCTTGGAATTTAACTTCTAAGCCGCTGCGATACCCTGAAGGATTGTGTTGTTTAGGTTTTGGCATTGCTCTTGGTGCTTAGTTTTATGATTTCTTCTTCACGATCTTTAATAGTGATACAAAGCTGTTTTATGTAGACCTCTAACAAACCTACTTGGTAAGCTAAACGATCTTCTGCTGCTCCGTCCCTATACATAATATTACTTGTTTGTTTTGCGTTAGCAATGAGGTAGTCTGCATTCATTGTTGTTCCTGTTGTTGTGTTGCCTCCCCGCCTTGGGGCGAGTCGGTTGTTGTTGTTCCCACCTTCGGTGGCTCCCAACTGTCGTTGGGCTTTTGCCAGATGTATAACAGTTTCATGTTGAGGTGGAAGCGTTCATCGTCGTTATAGAGTTCACGGCATTTGTCATACCACTCTTCAGGCAACAACTCTGCTAAAGCTCTTTCTGCCTTTACTGGGCCTAAGCCAGCCACACCAATGATGTTATCGCTCCTGTCACCTATGAGACTCTGCATATAAAGAAATTTCAAACCTTGATCTGGAGTAACTTCTTGGGTGACCTTTTTTACAAAGTTATAGTGTTTTCCTGGTATCTGTAGCAAGTCCTTGTCTATGCTACAAATTACAGTAGTTCCACCTACTTTGTCTTGTTGGACACCCATTTCATCGTCTGCTTCATAACCATCACACATCTGAGCTTTGTGGTGTGTTACTAGAAACTCCCGCACAGCTTGCCAGTGTGCTGGCCTTTCATCAGGTCGATTAGCTTTGTAGCTAGGAGCAATCTCCCTTCGGAAATTGCCCGTGCCTGTTAGATACACGTTATAAGACGTAGCCTTTGTGTCTTCAAGAATGTCTTGAATCATCTGGTCAGCCCTTGCTAGGGCTACCCATTGTTCTTCTTTCTCTGCTGACGCAGCACCACGATAGACAACTATGTCACCATCAATCAGTGCCCTCATCTACATCCTCCTCTTCCACATGGATGTTAAGTACTCTTGCACCATCAAACATTTCAATGACTTCAAATTTAACTGCTGCATTGTTTAGCAGTTCGTACAGTTCCATAGGTGTCATTTGCTCTCCGCAATCTTTAGTAAATGTCCTACAGCATCAGAATACGAGACTTTAAAACCAAGTTGTTCAGACAACCTAGTTCTTATAGCATCTATTTTTTGAATCACATTTTGGTCTAGACCTACAGATTTATAGATGTAGGTTGGTTTTATTGTTTTAATTTTTGGTACTACTGGTGTAACTATTTTTTTAGGACGACCACGACCACGTTTAACTTGAACAACTTCTTTCATACTAACTCCTGGAATTGATTAAAAAAAAGAGGGCTTCGATTTTGTTTTCAACTAGATGTATATGAAAGCCAGAAAACTATACATGTCAACATCCTCGAACACTGGCTTAATAGCCCCCATAAAGTTACGACAACTGCAACTCTGTTTGTCCAGTACCTCCATCTTCTTTCATAGCTTCTGCCATGTCAAGATCACCTGCTGTGTAAGCTTCGAACTTACGAGCAAACTGAATAATAAGATCAAGCGTAGAAGCTTCCAAATCAAATGGTTTGCCCCCACGAGCAGCAATATAGATGTCAGTAGCCCGAGCAAGAGCGTTCTGACGAACAATTGCTCTATCACCATGAAGAGGGGGTACAGGAAAAACTTTGTCTTTGTAACCACCGTAAGATGTTTTTGGAACTGCTACAGCAGTTGGTGCTGCAACTGTTGTTGATTCAGGTGCAGAACTAGCAACAGCTTTTCGTAAAACTTCTACAGATTTAGTTTCAACACCATACGTACCTGTAACACCATCAAACTGAATTTCGTAACCAGCCTCGACATTGGGGTTTTTAAACCCGCACTTAATCCAAGTGCCGTTTACTTTCATTGAGTAAGTTGGCTTAGTGCCAAACTTGGTGTTTACGTCTTTTGTAGAGGTGGACTCTACGATGCCTGTCATCATTGCCATATCACATTTCTTTCATGTCAAACCAATTTAATCCATAGGATGCCCCTGCATTGAGCTTCAGGGCCAATGGTGCTTTAAAAATCTTTTCAAAATACTTGTGTGTGTCTTTTAGTATGTCTGTGATCTCCAAAATAAAGTCAACTACTGAGTCCTTGTCAACATCGAACATTAGAGAATCGTGGATAGTGTTAACCATCTTCACATCATCTCTGCCTACCAGCTTTCTAAAGATAATGCCCAACATCATTGGAACAATATCTCCAGTAGCTAATCCTTGAATGGGATAATTCTTCAGTTCTGTTGGACTGAAGTTGTATGTTCTTGGTGACCATGTGCTATCACTGAAGTACTCCCTGAAACAAAACTTTCTTCCTGTTTCCGTTTGAAATACAAATGTCTTTACTTTTTCACGAAAACCATCATCATCAAGTTGATACAAACTCTCAAGCTCTGCTCTTACAGCAAAGTCTTTGTGCCACTTAGCCACATCAGGATAGCGTGTGTAAAACACATCAATAAACTTTTTAGCTTCTTCAAAGCTACATCCAGCTTGTTTGCTAATTGCTTTGGCTCCAGCACCGTAGATTAATTGGAATGTCCTTGACTTGAACGGCTTGCGTTCTTCTTTTGTTGGCATCCTGCCAAACATGTCTTTGTACAGAGCACTGTGGATGTCGATGCCTTTAGAAATGTCTGCAATCAATTGTTTGTCTCTAGTAACATGGGCAAGGGCAACTACTTCTAGTTGGTTAAAGTCAACCTCAACAATCAGACCATCATTAAACCTCGAATTAAAGATTTGTTTAATAGGGTTATTACTAATATTTTGCAAATTAGGATTAGTTGATGACAATCTACCTGTAACAGTAGATGTGTGATTTAGTTTGCCATGAATAAATTCTCCAATTGTGTGCTTACTAAGACCTTGCACATATGTGGAAAGCTGCTTAGATAGCTCACGATACTTTAGCAACGCATTGATGATTGTTATAGCTTTTGGATCAAAAGTATGTCTAAGCATGTCATTGAGCACAGAATCATCGACTGATATTTGACCAGTCTTTTCTGAAACTTTGTCTGGATCAGGCACATATTTGATAAATGGTGGGATTGCAACTTTCTTTTCTACCAGCTTGTATTTAGTGTTGCCGTTCTTGTAGACACCTACTTCTTCTTTGACTTTTACTTTCTTGGTTCCACCAAAAAAGAATTGGCTCCATTGTTTAGGGCTGTTTATATCCTCAACAAGACCGTCATAAGTAACCAAGTCTTCCAACGTAATTTTTACTTCTACGTACTCGTCAACAACCTCAACTGTGTATTTGTTTAATCTGTCGTGATCAATATGCAGACCATTGAACATCATCTCTGTGGTTGCGTGTAACGCTTCCATTTGAGACATGATTAGAGTTAACTGGTTTTGTTTAACAGCCTGTTCGTATTGCAACACAGCAATTATTCGTGTGTTAGCTATATCTTGTGATAGGTATGGGAGTAGTTCTTCTGCGGGAATTTTGTCAGAACCCAATCCTGCTTGAAAGTATTTCTTAATGGTGTCGTCTTTGACTGGCAACCCATACTTCACAGATAGCTCATCAAGGCTAGAAAACTTAGTTTGTTGAGCACTCAAGATGTACTCAGCTAATTGTGTATCCCAAATGCGATGTCTTTGCAGTTGATATTTCAGATCAGTACTTGTTTTGTACAAGTACATCAAATCAAAAGAAATGTTGTGCCCACAAAAGATTGCTTCTGGTGCAGCTAATCTTAAAGAATGTTCAAACATTTCTTGATCGTAACCAGCTACATGCCTAGCTCCGTGATGAATTCCAAATGCTACAACTTTGTTGTCGGGGTGCATAGGATGAGCTAGTCCTATGTCTTCATTTCCGTTGAGTGTTGTCTCAACATCAATAGCTACAAATGAAGGTATGGTCATGGTTTACTCAAATCTTGCTCTAATTGGATCAATAGTTACAAGATATTGCCCATGTCGTTGTGACTCCATGTGCTTCGATCCTCCACCTGGAAGTTTGTTCTTAGGAACATTGATTGTGCGTATCATTTCTTCTTCTGGTGTCTTTGGGTCTTTGTATTTTCCTAGTGTGATCACAGCATCAGCTTCACCTGGTTTGTCAGTCTTAGAGCCACGAAGAGCATCTAAACCAATAAACGGAGGATCTTTCATATCCACTGCTGTTGCGCTTAACTGTGAAGCAGCAATAACTGGGCCATAGGTTCTTGCAAGTTCCCGTGCCCATTTGTAAATCTTGCCAAGCTTGATGTCCTCACGCTCGTCAGATTTGTTAAAGCCATCCACTTTGTCTAGTTGGTCAAACACAATCAAACCTGGGTTGATTTCTCGAAACAATGTTTCTAAGTCACGAATGTGGTTCATGTCTTTAGTAACACGTATCTTGTCTTTGTTTCCACCCATCAATGTTGTATAGGCTTCCATTGCTGATTTAGAGCAAGCAATAATTGTTTTAGCTTCTTGACCGAGAGCAGCTTGAACAATCCTAAAGAACACAACAGAAGACTCTTCTTCGTTGTTGACCCATACAACAGGTCTGTCTATGGGTAGTTGTTGTGCTAGGTAGCTTACTTCGCTTGCTAGAAACGTTGTCTTGCCTACTTCTACTCGTGCAGCAACAATAATAAAGTTACCAATACGTAAAGGACCCAAACTTCGATTAAGAGCCTCCAAACGCCACTCGTATCCTGAGCTAGTAATCCGATCAGCAATAGCACTAAGGTCAGCCGAGACAAACAACTCATCTTTTTCAATGTATCTCTCCACATCTTTTAACGCATTGGTTGCTAGGATGTGTACGTGCTCAAGATCACTGCTGCCTTCTTTAACCTTCTCACACTCTTCCATGATTAGCGCCAAGTAATCTAACTCAATAAGAGTTTTGATCACTTCTTCGTGTGCATGATGTGGCTCAAAGTCTTTTGCTTTTGTCAAGGTCATTCGCAGCTTGACAATAGAATCATCAGTCAGCCGTTTGCTTTGATCTGCTATCAAATATGCAGTGAAAGAAGACCAATTGAAAGTTGTAACACCTGGAAACGTCTTGTAGTATTTATCCATACCATCAAGAATGATATTAGTTTCTTTGGTCACTACATGCGGTTTGATATACCGCCTGTATTTCATTAAGCTCTCTTTGCTTTTAGCGCAAAGATAGAGAACGTCATAGTCCATCTATGTCCTTTAGGTAAGTATGCTGTCCAGTTCTTCTGGTCTGCATTGTTTAGGTTCTTTGTCTATGCCTAGCAAGACAAGCTTTGTTTTTGATGGAAGAAAATGATTTAGTTTCTTGTATGTTTTTGTTGCTCCTTCTATACCAGCTTCATCGGGATCAAGCCAAATAACTACATACTCAAATTCGAGTTCGTCTATTTGTCTTAGTGTTTTATCTGAGACTATTGTTCTTAGTAACGCCACAGAACTAAAGCCTGTGTCATTGTGAACTCTGTAAGCACTGAGGTAGTCTTCAGTTATGACTAGCGTTTTGCTGCTTTTGTGAAACCAACTTGCATCTCCTTTGGAGTTGCTGTTGATATAGTGTGTTATGTATTTTGGTGTAGCGTTAGGCGTTACATTCCTAACTTGCCAGCCTATTGGCTGTTGTTCTGGGTTATGCAGTGTAAGAGCTACCTTGTGTCGCTCTCCTGCTACGCCACTAAACACTTTGTCAGATGTGTTGCAGTAATACTTGTGCAGCCACAACTTACCTTCAACCGCAAGAGAAGCAAGCACAGGTTTTTCATTGCTATTAGCTGTACTAGATTCTTTTTTGTTGATCCATGTAGACAACCTACCACTTCCATCTGAAACAAATCCAGACTCATTGCAATGGTGGCAATAGGCTACTAATCCTGTTTCTGTACGTTTGATGTACAGCCTACGTTTGATGTCTTCACCTGCTTCGCAGCCAATGTGATTGACATGGATTTGATCTCCTGTTACAGACGGAGCATTAGCTAAGATTAGTTTGCGATCAATCATATTGTTTTTTAAAGCTCAAAATATATAGCCCTCCTAGAAAGGCTATATGGTTTTGTAGTTTTGGTTTATGCGTCTTTGCCGTAGACCTTGCTAAACAACTCGTCAGCAACTTTGCGTTGTGTGTCGTTAAGCTTGTTAAGGTATACCAATGTAAAAGCTTTCTTCAAAGAACACCCTGAAGAAACCTTTCTACAAATACTAAACAAAGAACGTGGAGAAACAGTCAGATTGAACTGACTAGCTTTGTAGCCTTGACGAATCAAGTTAGCCAACTTTATAAGCTCTTTAGCTGACTTTGAAGTCACAGTATCAGGAAACTTATTTCTAAGCATCTTTTCCTCAACTGAGGGGTGTAGGTAGTCCACATACACTGCTGTACCAAAACGATCAAGAGTTGCTGAGTTTTGGACATTAGTACCTGCATGAGCACCTGTGTCATCACCTTGGCCTTGGGTATTGCCAATAGCTACAATTCTGAAATGCTCGTGAGGCACAATTTGCTTGTCTTTGGTACTACCAGGCATCTCTTTCAAGAAAAGCTTGCCATCGTCCTCTAAGAGCCATTGCAGACCCATAGAAATCTCTGGAGGAGTTACATCCCATTCGTCCCAAGCAAACACAGCACCATATTTAACAGCATCTGTTACAACACCATCAACCCAAACTGTTGATGCATCCTTGGCTGTCAGTTGACCAAAGATCATAGAAGAGTCCATGTCACCCGTACAATTTACACGGATAAAAGGACGACAAGTAAGAGCACAAAGCTGTTCAATAGTAGTTGATTTGCCAGCACCTGTTGGACCATAGCAAAGAACTTTCTCGTTAAGTTCCCAAGCCATCAGAATGTTGCTTGCAATCTCTTTGTCAAGAACATAGTGCTCATTGATCATAGGAACAAATGAAGCAATTCGCTCATCCCAATCGTAGTCATGGAATGTTGTAACACCAAAATCATCATCAGTTGGAATTGATGAGTCATTGATTAGCTTAGACAACCAAACTTGATTTGGTCCCAAAGCTTTTTTGCCGACAGCACTTGTTGCTACTGCTGGAGGAGCACTCCCAGCCATCTTAGCGATAGCAATGTCAGTGTCACTAATAAGCTTTTCAGCTTCTTTGATCAGCACTTCAGACTTCTTGCGTTTGTCCAATGCTTCTTTAAGAGCCTTGGTAACAAGATCTTCAATTTTTTCACTAGCTGCCATTGACAATCTTCCTTTCTATTAACTCAATCAACTTACTTGGGATTTCTTCTGGTTTACTAACCACACTATGTGCTTTGTAGTAATACTGCACTGAGTCGCTACACAAACCTAGACCATAGATGTCTACAGACTTGGAAGCTTCTATCTCTTCAATTACTTTGTGTGTGAACTCTCCTATGCCCATACAAGATTTACTTGCAGCAGGACTGCCATCAGACATAACTATCAATAACTTTTTTCTTTCTTTACGCTTAGCCAAACGATCATAAGCCCAAAGAATGTTTTCACCATCAGGATTACCACTCATGTGGTTACTACTATATGCAAAATATTCACGTAAAGAATCTGAACTTACTTTTAAATCAGAAAAACTTTTGTAAATATACATAATTGGTTTTATTCCACCAAAGGTACTAGAATAACCATCAGTAAAACCAATGATTTCTAGAGGAATGTTTAGCGTGGAACAAACTTCATTGACTAACAATGTTGAAGCCAAAGCGTTGAATACTTTTTGACCACTCATTGATCCAGACATATCAACTAGAACAGTGATTGCAGCATCAAGCAACTTGTTTTCAATTTTGTTCTTAAAAACACGCTCATTGAAACCTGGAGCATTGAAACAGATACGAGACAATCTAGATTGATCTAGCTTACCTTTCTTTGTTCCATATTGCGTTTGTACTTTAGCTCTGATTTGAATTAGTCTACGAACTTGCTGTGCAAAGTTTTCTTGAGAAATAAGTTTAGAACCAATTTCTTCTTCGTACCCTTCAAGAAATCTTTTTGCAGATTGAAAGTATATTTCATCTCCAATATTTTTAGGATAGTTGACAACGACAAATTCGCTGTAATCAGTCATATCCCAGTCGTCATCACATTTGACAGGATCAAAATTGATTCCTACTTTGCCCATCTCTTCACCATGCTCGGGCATTGTTAAAGACATTGCAGCTAAATCTTCTTCAGTGAGTTCAACTTTGATGATCTTGTATTCATCTTCTTTTGTTTTAGTTTCTCCCTCATCTTCTGAAGATTCTTTAGACACATCTCCACTAACTTTTATTTCTTTTAGTGGATCTTTTTTAACTTCTTCAGGGTTTTTAAGTTCTTCTTTGCACTTTTCATCCAACTCATTTAAGATGTCAACTGCTAAATCATAAGTAGCTCTTGTACCTACTTCTTTATCTAGTATTGAACAACAAGACACAAGACGGTCAGTGTGGTTATTAAGAACATCAAAAATCTTTTTGTTGGGAGTCACCTTGCTTGCAATAAGTTCTATCATTGGAAAGTGACTTGCTGATACAGCAGCATCCCAGCAGATAAGAGCCTTGGTTATTTTTGAGATTGTCTTGGCATCATGTTTAGATTTAGCCAAAATCTTTTGTACCAAAACAGACGAACATTCATCCCAGTTTTCTCTGAAGCCAAGATATTGCTTAGCTTCGATATTGTTAACTCTGGAATCTTCCAAGAAGTTCCAAACAAACATCAACAGACCTTTGGGATTAAGTTTCTTGTCTTTTAGAACATCAAACGAACTGTAGAGATCATGTGCAACCTCGTGGTCAACAGACGCTTGTAGTTGTTTGAGTTCTAAATCTGTGGTGTGATAGGTAATCCTAGGCAGATAGATAGTCTTACCATCATGTCTAGGCTCATTCCTATCCTCAAATGCTATAGCAAGGTTGGCTCTGCCAGCACTTGCCCTAACATACTTCATTACCTCAATGCTTTTAGTCAGCATTCAAAGCCCTTTCAGAAATTTAAGCACTTCACCATGAACACCCTTTGCATCAATGTGTTCTGGAACTTCAGCTAGAAGCTTACAGATTTTGTTCACATAAGCATCTGGTGTGACATCTTCTTTTGTTTCAGTCTTCATCTCCTTAATTTTGTTTTGGAGATAAGTCTTGCCATAGAACCCACCATTGTCATCAACCAAACCGAGGCTCAGTTTCATAGCAGAGTGAATCACAGACTTAGCAGAACGCCAGGGTCCAGGCATAGAACCAATCTCAAACTCTTTCTTGATTTGACGCTCAGTCTCCCGTACTTCCTTGGCAAAAGTCTCAATAGAACTATGCATAAAAGCAACTTGAATCATCTTCTCAAATGTACTCGTAGCAGAAGTTTCTGAAACCAAGGCTTCAGTAGCTGCTGCGTACAAAGTGGACATCATGTGAGCATCCATTTGTTTTCTCCTTTAACGGCAACATCGCCTAAATACAGCTCTAGCGATAAAGCTGTATTGAAGCAAGCTGTTATAGCGAATTGATTAAGCCCAATGCTTCTTCAGCATCTCCAGACAAATACAACTTGTCTTGCAACTCTTGCTGAAGTTTGTCGTACTTAGCATCAATGTCAGCTCGTTTCTTTTTTTGATCGTTGTACTTTTTATCAAAGCTATTTGGAAAAACAAAGAATTTTCTTAGAACATCGATTCTGTATTCATTGTTCCAGGTATGCATAAACGTGTCTTTATCTACCAAAGGAGCTTTAGTTTTAGATAAAAACTCATATAGAGCTTGTGGGTCATTGAGTGCAGAAGACATGTTTTCTTGTGGATACTCTGCATATTTTTTTTCTCTGATTTTGTCTTTCATACGAATAAGAGCGTAATCCAACTGTTGTTTGGTGAGCTTCATGTGTGTTCCTCTCTGAAGGCAACATTGCCTCAATGTGACTCTGTTTCCAAAGCCACATTAAAGTTTGTTATTAATAACTGACTTCTTCAAGTGATTGTTCGTCTGTTGTAAACAACTCTAGTTGCTTATGGCTGTCTCCCTCTTCTTCAAGGGGGGTATCGATGTTAACGCTGACCAGAACATCGTCATAGTCATTTGATTCTATGAACCAGTGTTTAGTAATCGTCATTTTCTATTGACCCATCGTAGAACCAATCCAAATAGGCATGAATTCCATTACGAAATACTTTGCCATGACGATGTGTTTCTTCTTCCAATGCTGGTTCTTCTAACGCAGCATCTTCTAAAGACAGCTTTTCAATCTTGTCACTGTCTTCCCATTCCATCTCATCAACTAAATCTAATTCCATGACTATCTCCAAGTTAAAGAACAAAGGGCGAAGGCGGCTGCCCCCGCTTCAGGCGGGCAGACGACAAGTCCCGCTTACCATAGGGAGCGAAGCCCAGGCACAGCCGTATGCCAAGCCGCTTGGCGGTTGGCATCTCGGCTTGCAGGGTTGAGCGACATCATTGATCAAAGTCTTCACAGACTTCTTTGTAATGTTGCTTGACTTGTCTGAAGATGTACTTCTGTTCATCTCTGTCCAGTTCATAAGTAACATCTTTGTTGGTGTTCTCTTCAAAAGCAAACCAGTCATATGTCTCGTCAAGACCTACTGATGGATCAGGCTCACTGTATTCATAACGAATCAGCAACTGTCCGTAGTCCAAACTGGTAGCTGTGAATTCATACACCCTAGTCATGTTGTCCACCAATAAACTAAAGCTAATGCCAATGAAATACCAATAATAATTGCCAATACAAAGGACAGGGCAGCTTCTGCTCTGTCACTCAATTGTTTGTTTCTCATGTCTTGCTCCATGCTTCATACTCCTCTACTTCTTTGTTGATAATTGCTTCTTGTGTTTCATCGTCTAAGTCTTGGAACGTTACAAAATGATTTTCTTTGCAACAGCTAAGAAAAGTTTTAACGTCATTGCAATAACAGCAATACTCTGTTGAAGAGTGCATCAGGTTGTGTCTGATCTCTGCTTTGAATGATTTGATCTTCATGTTGTCCTCTTAGGGTTGAGTTGAGAAAGGATAGATTTGTCAGTGACCAGCATGTAATTGCTCTTGTTCATTGGAACAATCGTATGCTTTACTTGTTTAGCAATTTCCTCGCCACAAGCTGCACAGGTTGGACGCATAACTTTAGCTCGCTGTGGTTCAACACGAACAGCATAGCAATGTGTGCAGATGGGCAGATAGTTTTCGTTCATATGATCTCCAGTTAATAGATAGGTCGATTGGTATCCCACTTGTCGTAGCGTTTGAACGTACTGACAAATTTGTTATTGGGAACAATCCCAGGCTCATCCAGTGAGCTTATGAACTCTCTCCACTGTTCAATGGAAAGTAAATCCACATCTCCAGTATTTACTTGATCTGAGCCACGGATACGAGTCTCTAGTTCATATCTAGACGAAGACATCTCGAACAGACGACAGCCATGCTGCCACTCGATGTCTGTGATGCCATCAACAACTGGCCTTACGACCAGATTGTTGTGAAGTTTTAGAGCGTGGTACATGATTAGTCTTGTGCTTCACACTCAGTGTCAGTCATACAACCAAGATCATTAGCCTGATAAATATGTATTACCAAAGCACCAAAGATAACCAAGACGATTGAGTTAAGGATCATTACTTTGTGGATAAGTTTCATGTGAATCTCCAGTGTTATTAAGAACAAATGATGGACATAAAAAAAGGTAGTGGAGTTAACCACTACCTTGTTGAGAAGATTACTGAGTAGCACGAGCAGCTGCATCCGACTTGAGTTGAGCACGGAGAGCCTTGAGGACATTGAGAGCGTCACGAACTTCCTCTTGACGGGGATTGTCGTACTTCTCAAAGCTCCATAGAGCGTTGGAGAGCAACTGCTGAGCCAGATAGATTTGCAAGCCAGCAGGTTTGCGTTCTGTGAGTGAGTTGAACTGGTTGAAATCGAAGTTGGATTGCTGTGACATTTGGGAGCTCCTTGTTAAGTTGAAGGTAGAGGGGAACCGCCCCCTCACCAAAGCTGGGAGTGAGGGCTAGGGCCGCCCACAGGCGGCACGCAGTTTCGCCGTAAGGCGAAATTGGTAATGCACAAAGGGCGAAGCCCCGCAGCCATGCCACAAAGGAGCGAAGCGACGACTGGCGTGGTTTGTGCGCTACCAACCCGAACAAGAAGCTGGGGGCGGTGAGACTCGCACTGGTACTTAATGTATAGGAGCGTATGTCTCAACGATATAACGTAGATCAACCTCAACGTATCATCATTGGACACCAAACAACTTAGCACCTAGATTAGTGGGCAGTAGATCATCGTAAGTTGTTGATATGTATGAGTGTGCAATATGCAACACATGTATAGACATACACCCCTGTGGATAACCTGTGGATAAGTACAGACTAAGTAACACTTACATGTAGTGCATGTACTACAGCAGTACTATACTTACACTACTATATATGTAATAGGTATGTTGCTGTTACTAGTAGCAGATAGTAGCTGAAGTTGTAAGGGTAGGAGGGGGCAAATTAGTTTTAAGAAATATTATATTATGGAGACACGTAACGCTGCCACATACTTTTAAACAAGAGGGGGTTAACTGCTAAGAACACCCGTAGGGCTAGAGAAGAACTGAATGCTCGTCCCGACAGGGACTCACATGCTTCTGTTAATAGTCTTCTTATACCTGACCTTAAGAAAGAAAAGAGTAAAAGAAAGAAGTCCCTAGTGTCTTTAATTTCAAAAATCTTGTCAAGTACTCATTTCTTAGTTTATTGTCACCTATGTGACAGACACACCTACTAAGAAAGCTGTTATAGTTCGATGCAGTATCAACACGCATAGGGTAAAGATATGGCTACTGGTAAAAAGACTCCTGCTTGGCAACGTAAAGAGGGTAAGAATCCTAGTGGTGGACTCAATGCTAAAGGTAGAGCTTCTTATAATGCAGCTAACCCTGGTAAACCAGGTTTAAAAGCTCCTCAACCTGAAGGTGGATCTCGTAAAGATTCTTTCTGTGCAAGAATGGAAGGTATGAAAAAGAAGTTGACTTCTGCTAAGACTGCTAAAGACCCTAACAGTCGTATCAACAAGTCTTTAAGAGTCTGGAAGTGCTAACATGGCTACCAAAACTACATCTAAATCCACAGTAAACGTTGCTGGTAACTACACTAAACCAACTCTTCGTAAAAAGATTGTGTCTCAAGTAAAAGCAGCAGCAACCCAAGGTACAAATGCTGGTCAATGGTCAGCTCGTAAAGCACAACTAGTGGCTAAAAAGTACAAAGCAGCAGGAGGAGGATACAAATCATGAGTAAAACCGCAACTCACTACCTACCAGATGGCAAGATCTACAAAGGTCCAATGCATAAAGCAGGAACAACCTTGATGACAGGTGCTAAACACACTCCTGCAAGTAAAGTGTTAAGCCATACGCCACCTAAAAAGCCAAAGAAATGAAGAATCCTCAACAATCTTTAAAAGATTGGGGTAACCAGAAGTGGCGTACCAAGTCAGGTAAACCCTCATCTAAAACAGGTGAGCGTTATCTGCCAGAAGCTGCTATTAAAGCGTTGAGTCCTGCTGAGTATGCTGCAACAACTAAAGCCAAGAGAGCAGGTAAAGCCCAAGGCAAGCAGTTTGTAGCCCAACCTAAAACAATTGCAAAGAAAACAGCAGGATACAGATAATGGCTAAAGAAAACTGGATTGCTAAAGCAACAAAAAACAAAGGGGGTCTACACCGCAGTCTTGGAGTACCAATAGGTACAAAGATTCCTGCTGCTAAACTTACTGCTGCTATTGCCAAGGGTGGTAAAGTAGGCAAACAAGCTAGACTAGCTAAAACTCTTAAAGGTTTTAAAAGCTAAATAATCGCAACTGTTACTAGTAACACTAACTTCAATGAAAGAAAAACACACCATGAACAAGATGAATAAAAACCACCCTGATGAAAAGCAAGACAAAGCAATGATTAAAAAAATGATGAAAACAGAACTTGCCTCATCAATGTCAGCAACTAAAAAATCAAAAAAGCCAATGGCTGCTAAAGCAAAGACTAAAAAAGGTTATTAAGTCTAATGCGAAGAAAAGTTTCCCATGATCGCAGGTACAAGAAATCTGTCTGGAGTCAGAACCAAAGACTCCAAGCTGTTAGTACCTATCTAATGTTAGGTAATATGGCTGAGACAGCCATTGTTACTGGCATTCCAATAGCTACCCTAAGATTGTGGAAAACTACAGACTGGTTTAAAGAGTACTCTCTTCAACTCCAATCTGAAGATGTCCAACAAATGGACGCTAATCTAAAAAGAATCATAGGTAAAGCACTCAAAGCTACTGAAGATCGTTTAGATTTAGGAGATGCTCAGTTTGATCAAAAGACTGGGGATATTATCCGCATTCCAGTTAAAGCTCATGTAGCCTTAAAGATCAGCACTGAACTGTTAACTAAGCAACAAAAGCTGTATGAAAACCCAGTTAGGGAAGAAGTTGAAAAAACTATTGATGACAGGTTGCTCAAGCTTAGCGAAGAGTTTGCTAAGTTTGCCAGTAACAAAGTTAAGAACGAAAAAGCTGTAGACGTTGAAGTCAAAGTTATAAATGTCTAAACTTAATGCCGAAGTTATGGAAGGATTTGTTAACTCAGTCCTTCGCAAAAACTTTGACAAACCCGCTGCTACTCCAGACTTCCACAAAGAAATCTGGGAACTTGTTACTAGTAACAGCAAACAAGTAGCTATAGCTGCTCCTCGTTATCACGCCAAGTCTACGGCTGTAACTCATGCATATACCCTAGCTTCAGTCTTGTTTAGAGAAGCTAGGTATGTCCTAATTGTTAGTGATACAGTTACTCAAGCTGTTCAATTTTTAGGCGACATAAAAAAGGAGTTGCTAGACAATGATGACTTACATTCTTTGTTTGGTCTTAAAGATGGACCCTTCCCCAAGGATACTGAAGATGACCTCATTGTTGAGATGCAAGATGGACATACCTTCCGTATCCAAGCCAAAGGTTCAGAACAAAAACTCCGTGGTTTAAAGTGGGCCAACCTTCGCCCTGATTTAATCATTGGGGACGATATGGAGAATGACGAGATTGTAATGAACAAAGATCGTCGTCAAAAATTTAAACGTTGGTTTTATGGTGCTTTGATTCCTTGTGTATCTTCTTCTGGAAAGATTAGGATTGTTGGGACAATTCTCCATCTAGACAGTTTGCTAGAAAACTTAATGCCCAATTCGCTTTTGTCTTCCCACAGGGGAGTCAAACACTTAGTACAAGAAGACTTGCGGGAGTACTCTCTTAATGTGTTACCTTGGAACTCTATAAAGTATCGTGCTCATACTGATGACTTTAAAAAACTATTGTGGCCTGAGATGAAGTCTGCTCAAGAGTTTAGGCTTCAAAAAGATGATTACGTTAGACAGGGATTGGCAGATGTCTACTCCCAAGAGATGCTTAACATTCCTTTGGATATAACTTCTACCTTTTTTAAAAAGTCTGACTTTAACCCTATGAAACCAGAAGACCAGAAAAGGGCTTTGGTGTACTATGCAACTTGTGATTTAGCTGTATCTCAATCACAACGAGCAGACTACTCAGCTTTTGTTGTGGGTGGCATGGATGAAGATGGGCGGCTATACTGCAAACATGTCATTAAAGAACGTATGGATGCCTTGGAAATTGTGGATACAATTCTAATGATTCAAAAGATTTATAAGCCCGTACTCTTTGGACTTGAACAAGGTACTATTCAGAAAGCAATTGGTCCCTATCTCAATGAAGAAATGCTTAAGCGTGGCGAGTTCATCAACACTATTTTACTCAAGCCTAGTGGTGACAAACTTACTCGTGCTAGAAGCATTCAAGCTCGTATGAGAAGTGGGGCTTGCAAGTTTGATAAAGACGCTGACTGGTATCAAAACTTTGAGGATGAGCTTCTTAGATTTCCTAGAGATAAACATGACGACCAGGTAGATGCTTGGGCATACTTGGGACTAATGCTTGATAGGATGTGGGAAGCTCCAACTGAAAAAGAACTTGAAGAAGAAGAGTACGCGGCTTATATTCAAGATAACAATGGAGCACATGTAGGTCGCTCCGCTATTTGTGGGTATTAACAAATGAAGCTCAAAGACAAATTTAATATTAATGATCTCATGTATGAGGCCAATATAGCTGACCTGCTTTGCAAAGAAGACTTAACAACGATTGGCAGTCAAATCTCTAAAGATTTTGACAACGATCTTATGTCTCGTAGCAGTTGGGAAAAACGTACAGAGACTTCTCTCAAACTTGCTTTACAAGTTGCAGAGACTAAAAACTTTCCTTGGGCTAATGCCAGTAACGTTAAGTTCCCCCTTATTACTATTGCTGCACTTCAATATCATGCTCGCAGCTATCCTGTTTTAGTTGATAGCGATATGCCTGTAAAGTGCCGTGTTGTTGGGGAAGATAAAGACGGTATTCGTGCTGCTCGTTCTACCCGTGTTGAACAACATATGAGTTACCAACTTCTAGAAGAAGATGAAGATTGGGAATCTGAAATGGACAAGGTTCTTATTACGCAACCTATTGTTGGCTGTGCCTTTAAGAAAACTTACTATGATCCCATTCGTAAACACAATATTTCTGAGAACGTACTAGCCAAAGACCTAGTTGTTAACTACTGGACTAAAAGTCTAGAAACAGCACATCGTGTTACTCATATTCTCCAGATGACTACAAATGAAATCTATGAGCGTGTAGCTCGTGGACTGTGGTGTGAAATATCTGAGGGTCGTCAACAGCAATATGCTTCTACTGCTATGGGCAGTGGGCTACAAGAAGCCCAAGATAAAGCTCAAGGAATGAGTCCACCAGACTCAGGCGACCCAAGCACTCCTATTGAAATTTTAGAA